TGACCGGTAGAATCACGCGCAAAGTGGATGCAAAATTAGTACAAGAACTTGCAGCAGAAAATGGGCTGTCAGACCATCTATCTTATTTATTAAAGTGGACGCCCACTATTGATATGAAAGCATGGATGAATAGCTCAGAAGAGATAACCGGCCCGCTTTTAGATGCAGTGACATCTAAGCCAGGCAGACCCTCATTTAAAATAACCAAGGAAATATAATGTCATTCTTAGAAATAGAAATTAACTTAGACGAACTGCCTGTTGAAACGAATAACTTTGAGCCTCTGCCTGTCGGATGGTATACAGCCCATATCTCCGGTGCAGAAGTACGTCAGACAAAAGCAGGGACAGGCGAATACATCGCTATTAAGTACGAAATCACCGGCCCATCACATCAAGGACGGACTGTTTTTGGTAATCTAAATATCAAGAACCCTAATCCGAAAGCAGAAGAAATAGGCCGGCAGCAACTAGGTAATGTCATGCGCGCCATTGGATTAACTAAAGTAAGCGATACTGACCAGCTTATCGGAGGCGATTTATCTATTAAATTAAAACTTAATCCTGGCACAGACCAGTATGCGCCATCAAACGATGTTAATGGCTTTAAAGCTATTGCAGGTTCGATGCCGGTATTACCTAAAGCTGCAACAGCAGAAGCACCACCGTGGGCAAATGGCTAAGTAAGGAAGTTGTGTGAGGGGGGGAAATCCCCTCACCTTTATTATTTTGGGGCATGATATGAAAATACCAGAGATGGATAATAGCGTTGAAGCTTCTATTGACGCAGCACACGAAGCAAGAAAAGAAAAACCTAGACCCCATATGGGTGTTTCAGGACTGGGGCATAATTGCGAGCGATACTTATGGCTTGGCTTTCGCTGGGCGGTACAGGAGCAGTTCCCAGGCAGGATACTAAGACTGTTCAGGCGTGGTCATAACGAAGAAAAAACGATTGTTTCTGACTTAAGAGCGATGGGTGTGCATATAGATAACACCACATCTAACCAGATGAGAGTTGACTTCGGTTTCCACGTTTCAGGTAGTATGGACGGGGTTATTTCTTTCGGTGTACCGGGGGCAATGAATACCAAGCACATACTAGAAGCAAAGACACACGCGCTGAAATCTTTTAACGATGTACTCAAAGACGGGGTACAGAAATCTAAACCGCTGCATTATGTTCAAATGCAGGTATATATGTTGGGTGCTGAAGTAGATAGAGCATTATATTATGCAGTCTGCAAGAATGATGATCGTATCTATACTGAACGGATAAAATTAGACAAAGAATTTGCACAGAAATATATAGATCGTGGACATAGAATTGTTGGTCTGGATAGGATGCCCGAGCCTTTAAGTTCAGACCCTAGCTGGTATGAGTGCAAGTTCTGTTCCGCTCATGAGTTTTGTCACAAAACCAAAACAACAAAGCATGTTAATTGTAGAACCTGCGCTCATTCAACGCCAATGCAGGATAGTACTTGGCGGTGCGAGCTGCATAAAGTAGATAAAATTCCTGTTGATTACCAGCATACCGGCTGTGATTCACATGTGCTACATCCTGATCTTGTCCCGTACCAGAGAAAAGACGGGACTGATAGCAGTGCTATTTATGTGATTGAAGGGGCTGATGTCATTAATGGCGAGGCAGGATACAGGTCCTCAGAGATACTAGCGAACCCACATTATTGCGCTCACCCCGAGGATGGATTTGAAGAATTGAGGGAAACATTTAAGGGAAAGGTGGCGGGATGAAATTAAGAGAGTATCAACAGCGCGCTATTGATGATTTATATAAATGGTTCGGTGCGGGAAATGAAGGGAATCCCTGCTTGGTGTTACCTACGGGATCAGGCAAAAGCCATATAGTTGCCGCTCTATGTAATGATGCACTCCATAGCTGGCCTGAAACCCGTGTATTAATGTTGACCCATGTAAAGGAATTAATATCTCAAAATGCAGAGAAAATGAGGGAGCACTGGCCAGGTGCGCCCTTGGGGATTTACTCAGCTAGTCTCAAAAAGAAGCAGCTCGGAGAGCCTATCACTTTTGCAGGCATTCAATCTGTTAGAAATAAAGCAGAACAGATAGGGCATATTGATCTGGTTATTATTGATGAGTGCCACCTTGTCAGCCATAAGAATGAAGGGGGATACAGGGCGTTATTAAATGATTTACTCGCTATCAATCCATCATTGAGAGTTATTGGGCTGACTGCTACACCTTTTAGACTGGGGCATGGATTGATTACAGATAAACCCGCTTTATTTGATGCCTTGATTGATCCTGTCAGCATTGAACAGTTGATATTTAAAGGGTTTTTATCAACGCTGAGATCAAAGACAACAAGTACCAAGCTCGATACAAGTCAGGTTCATAAAAGAGGCGGTGAGTTTATAGAGTCTGAACTTCATGCGGCAGTTGATAATGACCAGACTAATAACGAGGTGGTGCAGGAAGTGATTAGACTTGCACAGACAAGAAAAGCTTGGTTGTTTTTCTGCTCTGGGGTGGACCATGCCCGACATATAAGAGATATATTGATTGATAATGGCGTTATTGCTGAGTGTATTACTGGAGAGACAAAGCAGAAAGAAAGAGCGCAAATCATTGAGGATTTTAAAACAGGTAAGATACAAGCGTTAACGAATGCAAATGTTTTAACGACAGGCTTTGATTACCCAGATATAGACCTTATCGCTATGCTCAGGCCAACAATGTCAGCTAGCCTGTATGTTCAGATGGCAGGCAGGGGAATGCGCCCTAAATCGCACACAGACCATTGCCTAGTTCTGGACTTTGCCGGTGTGGTTGAAACGCATGGGCCGATAACTAATATCAGGCCGCCGAACAAGAAAGGTGAAGGTACGGGCGAAGCACCGGTAAAAATATGTGAGAATTGCGGAGAGATTGTACATTTATCTGCGCGTGTTTGTCCAAACTGTTTGCAGGGATTCCCAGAGCCAGAAGCACCCGGACTAAACCTGAGAAATGATGATATCATGGGGATAGAAGGTACAGAGATAGAGGTCACCAGTTGGACATGGAGGAAGCATATATCAAAAGCATCCGGCAAGGAAATGCTGGCAGTCACTTATTATGGTGTGCTATCTGACGAACCTGTCACTGAGTATCTATGCGTTACCCATGATGGTTATGCCGGATCAAAAGCGAGGCAATTACTTCAAGAAATTTCTTTTAAATCTGGCACGTATAACGATAGTGATTTTTCATCACTTGATTATATTGCAATAGGCTTGCAAGAATCAGGACAACATCCATCATCAATAGAATATAGGAAAGATGGCCGGTTTAACAGGGTATTAACTAGGAGTTGGAGCGATGTATAAAGAACCAGATTTTGTCACCAAATATTGGGATTCACTATCAGTACGGATGCCTAAGTGCTGTCATACCTGTTCTTATTTCGACAAGGATGATTCATTCTGTACGCATTTTAAATCCACACCACCCGAAGAATTTGCAGCAACGGTGAATTCTTGCCCGAGATATTTTAATGAAATACCATTTTAGGAGAAATTATGATAAAAAAACCAGAGAGAATACCCACTGAATCGTGGGAACAAGCGATGTTTGTCCAATGGTTCAGACGCGCTCATCCAGGGGTTTTAATCCATTCCATACCCAATGGAGGAAAACGGAGTAAATCAACGGCTATGGCATTAAAAGTGGAAGGCACAGTGAAAGGCATCCCTGATCTGTTTATACCTGAGTGGAGAGTTTGGGTTGAGATGAAAAGAACAAAAGGTGGATCACTATCACCAGATCAGAAAACAATCGTCTCTTATTTAAAAAATGTGGGTTATACAGTCCTGGTCTGCAAAGGTTTTGAAGCAGCAAAAGAACAAATATTATCATTAAATAAAAAATAGCTTTACCTTTTTAAGTTTTAAATATATAATTTAGCCTCATTAATAACAAAAGAGGAGTAAGAAAATGAAAGATTTTGACTTAGAAACCGCAGTTGATAATCCAGATCGTGTGGTATTCAGTGATCGAGGTGGGCTTGTTGAGGTACATGATTTTATATATCTCGAAGATGCGAATAAAAATGAGCAGCCTATTGTGGTAGTTGATAGTTTAGGCAGGGTAACAAGACATTGCGCTGATGGATCATATCTAGAAGGCGATGAAGAATCCGGTTTAGATCTTATGCTAAGTATAGAAACGCATTCGCGTTGGGCTAACGTGTACAAAGACAAATACGGCCAGATAAGAATCGGTGGTGTATACGTAAGTAGGCATGAAGCAAAAGGGGTCGCGTATGATAGCGATGATTATATTGATACAATTTTAATCGAATGGGAAGAATAAAATGAATGAGAAAATAGAAACTAAACAAGTCGCAGTTGGTAAAGAGCTGATGCGTAATGTGAATATATACTGTGCAACAAAAGACATAAGAACCAAGGCTTTTATCGCTGAAGCAATTAAAAAGGCTCTGACCTCTGGCGGCCATAAGTTCATCGAATAGGAGCGGTTAAAATGGTATCAGAAGATGACTTTAGAAAAGATATGGACAAACTACTGAAGCGCAGGAAGATATTGAAAACACAGAGAAATTCAATTATTTCTAATTATATAGCTCACATGTCTGCGTACGGGTTAGACGCTATCTTAGAGCAAGAAATTCGTACAACGATGGCTTACGAAAAGAGGAATAAATGAACGATAAACAGCGCAAGGCAATAATATCAAATGCTCGACTCAATTATTTAGTTGATAGGGGGATTGACCCAATAATCATCAAAGAAGAAATGCGGCACTTAAAACTATCGTTCATAGAAAATATAGCAGAGAAACGGAAATGGGCTAAATACTAATGATTAGCTAAACATCTAAACTGAACAAGGTGAGAGACTGGCTCTCACCTACGATTACCTGATCTTTAATATAAGCAACTTTACCCACTGCAACAGTAACACCCAGAGCTATCAAAGTACCTCCGCCTGTCATTGTGATAGTGCTAGTGCCATCTGTATTAATGGCTGTGACTGTACCTGTTAGCGTCGGTGCTTCAGCTAAAATTTCCTTTAGTTGTCGCGATACATTTATAATAGCCATTAGATATTTCCGTAATGCTTTTCAATTGAAAGCGTTTGTGTTGCTGTAATCGCTCCGCCATTTGCGCTTGCACTAATGCTCGTACCAAGCACTATGCCCCGCCATACGCCTAATGCGCCTTCGTCAATCTCTAATAAATCACCGCATTTATAAACTGCTGGCGTTTGTCCTACCGGCAGCATCGGTAGCTCAATCGTTATTACTTCTTGCTTGCCACGATTGGAGATAATGTTGCGGCCTTTCTCTCTGCCCGCATCTTGATGTGTGATTAAATTATCAATGAATTGTGCGCCAAGATCAGCCCCTGCTGTACCCGTTCTTTTTACAAAACACTCAACGCCTGTTGTATTACCGCTCACATACACACCGGTAATATCCGGTCTAGGTCGCCAGTTTCCTGACATTTTAATAATAACGTCACTGGTTAAGATTGCTTCTGGTATTGCTGTTAGCCAATCCCAGGGGGACGACTGGTAGCGAGGGTTAATGATAATGCTATTTGATGTCTGGTGTGGCAAGATAACGCCACCCACAGCATCGGCGACACGCTTTATAGCCTGCATTGACGTTAAGTTTTGATAGCTAAATGCGTTAGCACTAACTAACCAATCCACTGTGTCATAAGATGCCGTAAATCCTGACCCGACAAGCTCTGTATCAATGATTTGAGCAGCATTAAGCGCACTGGTGTAAGTTGTGCTGACGGGTAGTTTATAAGGAGTAGTCAGGTAGGCTGTTTTAGATCGCCCTGTCACCGTCCATGAATTATCACCGAACTCTTTATTTTCCGTGTAGCTTTCAATGATAAATTCCCAAACATAACCATCAACATTTATTTCAACTTCTTTATTACCATTAATGTCTGGTCG